CGTCGGGTGACATTGGAGGACGTTTCACTTCTCTGAAGTGGACGTGCTCCGCTTTTCCGTCACCGGTCTCCCTTTCAGGAGACCTCGTCAACCCCAGCCCCAACGGATGGAAATCCGAGGGTGTGCTGGTGCCTAGCCAGGTCGATTACTTGACCCGGCCGGGGCGGTTTGGTTCGGGCACTGGTATATCCAGTGCTATGAACATGGCAGTTGACTCGCAAAGTCAAGCTGAAGCCATGGGATCAACGGCCATTGCGCGTTGCAATCCGACAAGCCCCGTCTTCGATGGGTCCACAGCTGTTGCTGAACTGGTGTCAGGTATTCCTGGCTTACCAGGAGGTAGCTTCGTAAACGGCGGGCGAGGAAACTTTGCCCAGTCCGTTGCAGGAGATTACCTTAACTATCAGTTCGCTGTGGCCCCCACTGTCGGAGACGTTCAGAAACTCCGTGATGCTGCGAGAGAATCTGAGAAGATCATTGCTCAACTCGAGCGTGATTCGGGTAAGCAGGTCCGAAGAAGCTACGAGTTTCCTAGTCAGTCGAGTTCGGCTGATGAAGGGACTTATGCTTTCGCCCCTCTGTTTCTAGGCGGTCTTCAACCCACCGCTTATGAGGTAGGCACTGGATCTGTGACGCAGAGTTCCACATACGTCACCAGCAGAAAGTTTGCTGGCTCCTTCACGTACCATCTTCCCCCGAAGGAGAGCTGGCGTGGCCAGATCGCACGGATGGACGCTGTTTATGGCGTCCGTCCTGGCATCGACACCGCGTGGAACTTGGTTCCATTTAGTTGGATTGCGGACTGGTACGGGAACATGGGAGATGTCCTTAAGAATCTCCAGAGTTTCGGTGCCGACGGAAACGTCTTGAACTACGGGTACATTACATCCCGTAGCGAGAGAACTATCCGGTTTGTTGGAAACTGTCAGTACCGGCCCGTAGGGTCTGGTGCTGCATGGTCCAACTACGCATTCTCCTGGGAGATGGTTTTCACCACTCTCGAGAGATATCCGGCTAATCCGTTTGGGTTCGGAGTGTCGGGGGCAGCATTAACCCCTCGACGCATCGCAATCCTCGCCGCACTTGGCATCGGCCAGGTGTGAAGCTCCACCAGGAATCCTCCTGGTGGGAACACCTCCTCATCGTCGTGAGACGAAGAAAAGAGCTCCCGCATGTTTGCAGAGCCCCAGTCCGTGACCGTTAACGCGGTAGCTAAGTCGCTGCCTCGTGTCTCCTTCGGTGATCGCCGAGGCAATTTCGCCACAGCAGTTGGTGACGTTGTCCTCACGATCGCGCACGACCTAAAGTCGCGCAACCGACGGAACGTTCGTCTGGACTTTGCCAAGACTGCCGCTGACCCCCTGCTTGATGGGGTTAGCAGGCAGTACACGATGTCTCCCTACGTCGTCGTCGACCACCCTAAGGTGGGCTTCGACAACACTGAGGTCAAGAACAACCTCAAGGCGCTCGTGGACTACCTGGCCGTTGCCGGCAATCTCGACAAGATTGTTGGTGGCGAGTCCTAGGACCGGCCAGGGTGCGCATATGAAGCGCACCTTGGTGCTTTACCTCCGAATCGTGTGTTGGTGGGCAGCGGTAACGCTAGCTCCTCAGCATGCCTATCGGAGGCAGGCTCTGCACAAATCGTGCGGACCCACTACCCCATTGAAAGGGGAGTAGGATGAAGAACCGTTTCGAGCTCTGGCAAATCGCCCTCGAAGAACTGGGGGCAAGATGCTCAGTTAGCACCTCGCTCGACGTTAATACCGTCGAGCGGAGGATGAAGCACGAAGGAGATGCCTTCTTTGACATCACCCTCCCGAAGTTTGGGAAGGATTTCGAGCGCGCCTTGGCGCACTCGGGAGTTGTCAAAGGGCTCTTCGTGGGCTGGAAGAAGCAGAAGTTGGCATCGGAGGAGAAGTTTACCTCCGTGACGCTTTCGCCTGCTCGATTCAGCACTCTCGAAGCTCTCCCCCAGGGGGTGCCGATGGACGACGCGGTAAGCGCCGTTCTGTCGCACCTGGACGGTCCTAGAGAATGGGACCCCGTCGGCATGCGTTTCACCGACGAGCTGGAGACGTGCGAGCTACCTGCCTTTCTGGGTGGCTTCTTGCGCGTAGTGTTTCAGCCTGAAACTGGGCTGCTGATCCACC